TGCTACGAGTATTAGATAGATACAGAGATGGTGCAGTTAAATTTGGTGCCAACAACTGGAAATGCGGCATGCAATTATCAGAATTATACAACAGTGCTCAGCGCCATTTGATAGCTTGGTTTATGAAAGATGCATCAGAAGATCATGCTGCTGCTGCGGTTTGGAATATTTTATGCGCAATGTGGATGGAGAAAAACAAACAAGAAATGGATGACAGATAATATGAAAACTACTTTATTTGTAAGTTGTACTCAAAAAGCAAAAAAGACTGATACACTACTATATCAGAGTTTGCAACATGGCATGTGGGTTAATGAAGATGATGTGCTGCACATCATTACCAACAATAAAATTGGGCTGAGCAAAGTTTATAACCAGTTTTTGAACGAAAAAATAGCCAAAAAGCATGATCGCATTGTGTTTGTGCATGATGATGTATACATTGATGATGTAATGATCAATGTTAAGCTCAATGAAGCAATGTATGGCGAGTCAAAATATGACATTGTTGGATTGGCTGGCACACGCAATCCACTCATTCAGCATCCTGCTTTGTGGCACATCATGGGTGAAAAGCAAGATCATAGAGGATATGCTGGTCATATTTTTGACAAACACAAAGTTATGACTGGTTTTGGACCAACGCCAGATCGAGTAGCCATTGTTGATGGCTTGTTTGTTGCAGTAAATGTTGCGCGGGCACTTGAAACGAATTGGAGATGGAATGAAAATTTTGACTTTCATCATTACGACATTGCAAGCTGCATAGATGCAAATGTTAAAGGGATGCGCATCGGTGTGTGGCCCATAAATGTATTTCACGAATCACCCGGATTGAGATCGCTAGATGATGCACAGTGGAGCAAGAGCAATCAGAAGTTTCTGCAAATTTATTCCTAATGAAATTAGACTTAGACTGGATGGAAAAAATTGTGACTTACAAGTCACTTGTTGATGAAGAGTATCTGCTCACAATCATTGATCACATCAAGCCGCAGCTTTTTAATGATGCTAACTTGAGTCTCATTTTTGATATTGTATGTGATTTTTACAACAGACGCAAATCATTGCCAACGCATACTGAGATCAAATCCTATCTTGATACATCTGATAAAAAAGAAGCATTCAAGCAAGCTCTCAAAACCATTGAAAGTGTTGATAAAAAAATCAACAAAGATGAATTGTATGATAATACAGAACGCTTCATAAAAGAACGTGGTGTTTATCAAACAATGATGACTGTTGCAAAAGAAGTAGGCAATGGCAACATTGATACAAGCAAAATTTTAGATTCATTTGAAAAGACGTGCAACGTCACCTTGATTCATGACATTGGATTGGATTTGTTCAATGATTTTCACAAAGTTGAATCAGATTTAAAACGCACAGATCCTGTTATATCATCTGGCTACAAATGGCTGGATGAAAAATTGGGTGGCGGCTTTATGCAAGATGGACGAGCAATGTATATTTTTGCTGGTGAAACAAACATCGGAAAAAGCATCATTTTAGGCAATTTAGCAGTAAACATTGCACGGCAAAGCAAAACTGTGCTGGTGATAACCCTTGAGATGTCAGAACTTGTTTATGCAAAACGTTTCACAGCTTGCATTGCTAAAACAGCAACCAAATCACTTGGCGATAATATTGATGTGGTGAGTGCAAAAATGAATAATTTCAAAGATGCAACCAATGGTCGAATCATCATCAAAGAGTTTCCGCCAAGCTGCATGACGCCGAGAGATATTCAGAGCTACATTAAAAAGCTCACCAAATCTAACATCAAAATTGATGCAATTGTTTTGGATTACATCAATTTGCTAACATCAAGCAAAGGCAAGGATTCATACGAACGAGTCAAGTACATCAGCGAAGAAACTCGTGCACTCACATATGCATTCAAATGCCCATTAATAACTGTTACACAGCTCAATCGTTCTGGCTATTCAGTCAATGAACCAGGATTGACATCTTTGAGTGAGAGTTATGCACTTGGAGCCACTGCCGATTTCATTGGCAGTCTTTGGCAGGGAGATGGTGATAATGCACTGGGCATCATGAGAACAACAATGCTCAAAAACCGCTTTGGCACCAATACTGGAACAAATGCATTCAAAATTGATTATTCAACTCTTACAATTTCAGAAGATGCATCACTCAACAACATGACAGATGCTACAGAAGATGTTGCAAGATCATTGTTAATGTTGAGCGGCAGTTGACTTTGAATGCATCAAAATAAATAAAAAAATGCTGAAAGTAGCGATCTGGACAGATGTAGATTTAGATGGTGCCGCATCTTATTTGGTTTTAAAATGGCTCCTGGAAAAAGGTAGCTACAAAACCTCTCTATTTACATGCAATTCTTCAAAGCTTCGTTCTGAATTTGTTAAATGGTTGGAGCACAACAAAGTTGGTGATTTTGACAAAATATTTATTCTTGATCTGGATGCATCAATCATTAGTGATCTCATTGACTCTAAAAATGTGACCATTGTGGATCATCATGCTTCACACATTGCAAAAAATATAAAATACACTTGCGCAAATGCTCATGTCAAAGAATGTGATTCTACTGCACAATTGTTGTATGAGACATTCAAAAGCAAATATGAGCCTTTCATCACCAGCGATCAGAAAAAGTTAATTTTGCATGTTAGTGATTATGATAGCTACAAGCTTGCATTAAAAGCATCCAAGAAACTCAATTGCTTGTATTGGACTTTCAATGGCAATAGGGTAGAAACCTTTGCAAATGCTTTTAAGGGTGGTTTTAGTGGTTTTACACAAATGCAGGAGAACGCAATTGCTCTTTATAACAAAAAAGCCAAAGAAGTGATTGACAATCTGTATACATTTTGTGGAGATATAAATGGTCACAAGGTAATAAGCACATTCTGCAAGACAGCTCACAATGATGTAGCAGATCATTTGATCAGCAGCTGTGATGCGCAAATTGTTATATTAGTCAATCAAGATGCTAAAACAGTTTCATTTAGAAAGTCACCAACATGCGCTGTAGATTTATCTTCAATTGCAGCAAAGTTGTGTGATGGCGGTGGTCATGAATCTGCTGCTGGTGGCAAAATTACTGAAAATTTTCTGCTGTTTACAAAAACACTCAAACCGTGCACATTATGACTGTTTCATCTGAATATGAACAAGAATTTCGAATGCTGACATTTTGCAGCTTTCTTACCATCATAAGTGGTAAAAAGCTAAATCTTCCAAATATATTCTTGTTGCTCTTGAAAAATAAAAATTATAGAGATCTTATCAAAGCTATGCTAGACATAGACAATGATTTTTATCTTTTTAAAATGTTCATTGATTACGATCCAACGCTCTACAAAAGCAAGTATATAAGCAAATACCTCAACAAGAATAAAAATGCACTTAAGTGATTTTGAAAAAAACATATACAATGAATATTTGAGAGCACAGCGCAAAGGAAAGCCGTTTACACCAAGAAAGCAATTTGATGATTTGAAAGAGCAGCACGTTGTAGCGCTCAAACAGCTTGCATCCTTTTTTACATCTTTGAGCAATGTAAAGCCAAGAGATTTCTTCAATGCAGGATTTGTAGATTCTGATTTTCAAACATTGGAGTTTTTTAAAACAATGAAAGCCATCAAGCTGTATAATTTGTATATAGCTGATCAACTCAACAAAGTTGATGAAGATTGGACCATTGATTTTGTTAAATCATCAATGATGTTCATCTACTCATTTTGCAAAAACAACAACATTGCATTGAAAGATTATTTAAATGTCAATGCTCCAGCAGGTTTTCCTTGGTTCATTGTGCACTTGAAAGATTTAAAAATATGCATATTTGCCCTACTTGCATTTCAAGGGTTTGAGACTAAATTATTACAGTGTAGTACAGATGCTCAGCAAATTCTTGGAGATGATTTTCTCCGCGAAGTGCCAAAGCATCGAACGAACTTTTTTGCATCCAAAAGGTGTAAAAACATAGCCCGACAAGGGCTAGAACTAATAAACAAACAAAACAAAACAAACAACTAAAACAAAATATGAAATACAACCTAAGCATGTTCGACAGCATCAAAGATGCTCTTAACAAACAGCAAACACAATCAAGCGGTTCTCGTGACATTATGTCCTTTGAAAAGGGCAATACATATGTCATCCGACTATTGCCCAACATGAAGGATCCAGAAAAGACCTGGTTCAAATATCAGACATTTGCATGGAACAGTTTCGCAACTGGTCAATACACTTCTGCTATTTCACCCATTAGCTGGGGTGAGCGTGATCCCATTGCTGAAGAACGCATCAAGATTTACCGCACAGGTACAGATGCAGACAAGGAAAAGATCAAAAGTGTGCGTCGTAGTGAGCGCTGGCTCATGAAGGTGTATGTCATTGCTGATCCTACCAATCCAGAAAACAATGGCAAAGTCAAACTCATTCGCTTTGGCAAGCAGCTGTTCAACATCATCAACAACGCTATTAGCGGAGAAGATTCTGATGAATTTGGTGCACGTGTGTTTGATCTTGGCCCAAGTGGTGTCAACTTCAAAATCAAAGTTACAGAGCAAGGTGGCTATACCAACTACACAGAAAGTCGTTTCACATCACCAACTGATTTGAAGCTTACTGAGCAGCAAATTGAAGAAGTATACAATCAAGGTGGCAATCTTGAAACTGTATACACCTGCCGCGCTTATGATGATCTCAAAAAGCTTTTTGATGAGCATTATTACTGCAAAGGCAGTGAATCCGTTGCAACACACAGCATTGCAACACACAGCAATGTTGCTCATGCAACTACTTCCAATGATTCAGAAGGAACACCTTTTGATGTTTCTAGTGAATTAGATGTTGATGAAGATGAAAAGATGCGTAAATTGATTAGCTCACTATGATGGATGACAAAAATGCTCTTATAAATTTCATTGGCAATGTATACGGCCAA